CCGCGAAGCTGCGCCAGCTCGCTTCGTCGTCGAAGCAGGTCAAAGCCGTGACCACCCAGGTCGACGCGGTCCGAACCGCAATGTCCCGGTATCAGAAGACCGGGGATGATCTCGGCAAGATCAGGGTGTTCCGGGAGGCGGCGCGCGGCGCGTTAGAGCTCGGCCGCAGCCACCGGGAGGCGCTGACGCATCTGCGCTCCGTCAGCCGGGAGATGAACATCATCGGCCCGCCGACGGCTGCGATGAGCGCGCGGTACCGCCAGGCGCAGGAGAGCATGCGGTCCGTCGGCCGGGCGCTGCGTGAACAGAAGGAGGCCGTAGCGACCGCCCGCGACGCTCTGAGCTCGGCCGGCATCAACGTTGACCGCCTCGCCTCCGCACAACGCAGGCTCGAGCTGGCGACTAAAGGGGCCACGGCTGCGGCGCGCGCGCAGGCAGCCAATCCCTGGGGCCAGGCGTCGCGCCAGCGGCATGTCGAGGCGAAACCTCACGGCGCCGGCGTCGCTGGCATCGGCGGTCTGCCTGCAGCGTACTATGCTCGGCAGGGTGCGCTCAAAGCTATCGACGCCGGCAAATCGATGGACTTCGCTGTTCGACGCCAGCGCGCCTTCGCTGATCTCTCTGAGTCTGAGCAGAATAAGATCCTGATCCCTCAAGCTGAGAAAATCGGCCGCGAAACCAAGTTCACGAACATCGACGTCGTCGAGGCCCAGACGACGACGGCGAACCGCCTGCCCGCGCATATGAAGAATGCGGAGACCATCGCGCCGCTGGTCGGGCAGATGAAGAACTACGCCATGTCCATGAAGGAAGTGAACATGGATGAGGCCTCTCAGGCGGTGACCGGCTTTCTGCTATCGACCGGCAAAGACATCAGCACGCCCGAGAAGGCAGACTTCGAGGCCCGCAGAGCCTCGAACCTGTTGATCCGCTCGTCGAAACTCGGCGCGATGGGTCATCACGATCTGATGCCATTCGTCCAGCGCGGGCTATCTGCCGGCAACATTGCAGGGCTCAGCGACGAGACCATGCTCGCGATGGGCGTCGGCTTGAAGCGGTCGAACATTTCCGGCGATCAGGCCGGCACCGCGCTCCGCACGATCTCGTCCAAGCTGGTGGCGCCAACGAATAAAGGTCTGGCCGCCTTGGCCACGGCGGGCATCGACTACAGCAAGTACTCGAAGATGCCCCAGGGTCTCAGCGTCGAGAGCCTCGAAGGCAAGTTCAAGCAGGACTTCGGCAAATCGTTCACCCCAGAGGTGCGCGAGAAACTCGGTGAAGCTCTGGGCGACTCCGAGATCGTCGGCGATCGCGGTCGGTTCACCCAGGCGGTGACCGACGCCGTGGCGGAGCTCTTCACGCCGAAAAAGGACGGCACGATGAGGGCGTCCGACCGGCAGGCAGTCGCCAAGAAAGTCGGCGAATTCCACAAATTTTCGGCGGAGAGTGTCGACTCGGAAGGGCTACTGCGGGCGATCCTGGCGAAGGATCCGACGCTCGGGGTCCTGAACGCCTTTGCGACCGACAAGCACGGCAACAAGCTGGGCCTGATCTCCAAGGGCTTCGAGCAGTTCGAGCGGGACCGGGAAACGCTGCGGGAGACACCAGGCGATTTCGGCGACAAGATTGCAGCGACTATCACCGGGGGCCTGGGCGGAGCGCTAGATCGTTTGACCGGCTCGATCGAGACGGCATACCAAAAAATCGGAACGGCAAATGCCGGCTGGCTGACGCCGTCGGTCGACGCGATCGGAAATGCGATCGAGGCCCTGTCTCAGCTTCCTCCGAAGCTGATCGTTTTCGGCACGGCCGTCGCCACCGCGAGCGGCGTGTTGCTCGGGATCAAAGGAGCCAGCACCGCAGCTACGGTCGCCGGCGCGGCTGCAACGACAGTCCGCGCGACGGCCGCCGGCGCCACGCTCACCAAGGCCGGATCCATCGGATCGACCTTTGCCCGCTTCGGCGCCCGCACGCTCGGCGTCGCAGGCCTGGCCTATGGCGGCTACGAGCTGCTGGACTATGCCATCGGCCAGCACAACCGCGAGAAGTACAAGGATGTCGCGCCGGGCGAGGCTCACAACGAAGGCCGCAATCGACGGCGCGCCTATCACGAAGCGCTGCGCCAGCAGACGGCAGGCGTGCGCGCGCAGCACGCGCCGACGCTGGCCGATGCGGGGATCGTGCCGCTCGGCAAGAGCGCCGGCCCGAAATTCGGCCTCGGCGCCAGCGGGGAACCGGTCGGGCAAGCTGCTCCGCTCCGCCTGGGCGCCGGCGGCCCGATCCCGAATCTTGCCGACGCGCTGAAGGGTGCGAACATCGAAGCGAAGCTCGAAGGGTCGGCCGAGGTGAAGCTATCCGGTCAGATCAGCCTCGAGCCCGGGTTGATGGCGAAGCTCAACCAGACGATCGCCGCCGTTGGAAACCTGAAGGCCGGCGCCGCCTCGGTGACCGCCGCCGGATCGACCGGCAAGACTATGACGGAGGCGTCAGGAGAATGAGCGCGATTATCACTGCGGCGTCGTTGAACCAGGTCCAGGCGGAATTTCTGGCGCTGTTTTCCGAAGCAGATCGGCGATCTGCTTGCTCGGAAGCGCCACGAACTGGCCGTTGTCGGCCTTGGCGGCTTCGGCGGCAGCGCGTTCAAATGCCTCGATCGCCTCGTCGCGCTCAATGACGCCCTTTTCGACCAGCATCAGCAACAGCGTGGTCAAGGCTGCGATCTGTCCGGTCGCAATCGCGGCCATTTGCTTCGAATTGCTCATGGGTTCAGCCCTCGATTCGAGGCGGATATCCTGCTTGGGCCGCACCAAGCTGTCCATGGCGCCGGAAGCGGGTAACGAGTAGTGGCTCGTCATCGCAACTGGGCCAAGACTCTCCGGCGCGCTTCGTTCCGGGGCGTGCCCTTCCACGTCGACGACGAAGAGGTCCGCAACTTCCTGCGCCAGGCGGTGCACGAGGTCCCGAACGGCATGTGGCGCCTCGAGCGCCTCGGCCGAGGCCCGACCGAGCTCAGCCTCACCGGCTTCGTCGCATCGGCGAAGGCGGATGCCGAGGGCGATGCCGTCGCCGCGACCTTCCGCGACGACAAGCCGGGCATGCTCGTCATGCCGATGGTCGGCCCGGTCAAGGCCCGCCCGCTATCGTGCTTTCGCAACCGCAGCGCGCGGCGTGAAGGCTATGTCGCGCTCGATATGCGCTGGGTGGTCGAGCCGGTGCGCGGCCCATCGGCCTCCCCCTTGCAAGCGGCAAACAGCGTCTTCAGTGCTGCCGGGAATCTGGTCTCGGCCATTGCCGGCCAGGTCTCCGGCATCGTCGGCTTCGCGCTCCAGGTCGCCGGCACCGTGTCGTCAGCGATCGGGATGGTCACCTCGATCATTGGCACCGTGACGTCGATCTACGGCCTGGTCACCTCCGTGTCGTCCGCCGCGATCGCGGTAGCGACAACGGTGCTCGGCTTCCGAGTCGGCGAGATCGGCCGGGACGACGCCAGCCGCACCAGCTTGCTGACCGATATCGCGCAGGCTGCGGTCGATCTCGGCTACGGCGCGAGCGCCGAGGCCGTCTCAGCTGGCGCCTTCGAGCCACTATTCGAGATCGAGCCGGCGCCGCGCTCCGGAGCGTCCCGGTCCGCCGCCGCGACCCATCTCGTCGAAGCCGGGCTTTCGGTCTACAGCCACGCGGTCGGCCTCGTCGTCGAAGCCGAGGCCGCCGCTCGGCGCGAATGGCAGACTATCGAGCAGGTCGATGAAGCGCTCGCCGGCTTCCTGGCCCGGGTCGAGGTCGTCGCGGACGAACTCGCCGAGCTCAACAGTCTGGTCGCGGTACTGCAGCCCGATTTCGAGCGCGTGCTGCTGCCGGCGCCCCGCATCGGCGCCGACGCACCGGCGGCCGCGACCAGCAATGCCAGCCCCGCGCTCGACGAGCTGCGCAGCGCAGTCGTCGACCATCTCGCGATCGTCAGCCGCGACCTGGCCCCGCTGGTGATCGTCGAGAGCAACCGTTCGCTGCCGGCGATCGTCTGGGCCTTCGCGCTGTACGAGGACCCGGACCGCGCTGGCGAGCTCGCGCGGATGAACCGCGTGCGCAGCCCCTCCTTCATGCCGGCGCGCTTCCGGGCGCTGGCGCCCGCGAGCCCGGCTGTCGCCGAGATCTGATGCTCGTCGAAGTCCGCGAAGAGGTCCTGATCGAGGTCAACGGCAAGCCGTGGCGCGATTGGGAGAGCGTGACCTGGTCGGCCGCGATCAACGAGGCGGCGCGTCAACTCACCATCGAGCTCGCGCCAAGCGACGACACGCTGAAGGGTGTTCACCAGGCTTTCAAGGGGCGGGTGCCGATCGTCGTCAAGTCGAGCAAGGATCTCGTCTTCACCGGCAAGATGGACTGGAAGTACCCGCGCATCGACGCGGGCCGCCGGTCCATGACCATCTCGGCTCGCGGCACCGGCTCGGCCCTCGTCGATAGCTCCGCCGTGCACAAGACCGGCCGCTTCCGGAACATGACGCCGGAGCAGATTGCCAAGGAAATCGACGAGGCTCGTTGCAAGATCACCACCGATCCCGGGATCAGCGTCGTGCTGCCGAAGTTCCAGCTCACGCCTGGCGAGAAAGGCTTCCAAGCGCTCGAGCGCATTCTGCGCGACCAGCGCCTGACGCTTCGCGGCGAGGCGGATGGCGGCACCACGATCACCAAAGGGCCGACCGGCCGGCGCCAGGCGGGAGGCCTGAAGGAAGGCGAGTTCCTCGGTGAAGGCGGCGCGAAGCACGACTATTCGCGGCGCTACAGCAAGTACAAGGTGCTCGGGCAATCGGCGGACGGTTTCGGCTCAGACGCGACCGAGATCGAGGCCGAATCGAGTGACCCCGGTGTCGAGGGCCCCCGCACGCGTATCGTCGTCGTCGACAAGGACCTGACGAAGGACGGCGCCAGGGAGTATGCGCGTCACCTACGCGATCGCGCCGCCGGCGAGGCCTTGCGGGCGCAGGCGAAAGTCGCCGGCTGGCGCGACGCTGGCGGCAAGCTCTACGAGCCCGGCAACCTCTACTGGGTCGAGTCGCCCTGGCTCGATCTCGCGCAGGACATGCTGATCGAGAAGATCACCTGCACGCAGGTGAAGCAGGAGGGCCGGGGCGGCGGCTCGCATACCGCCTTCGAGCTGGTCGACCCGCGCAGCTACGGCGGGAAGAAGAGCAAGGGCAACAAATCCGGCGCCGGCTGGGCCCAGGGTGAGGACTGATGAGCGACCAGATCCGCGCAATGATCTCCCGCGGTCGCCTCGTCACCGGCGACGACAGCGGCGACTATCATCGCATCAGGGCCCGCGGCTTCGCCAATGAGGAGCTCGACGGCATCATTCGCGTTCAGCAGCACGGGATCTCGTCGAACCCGGGCGACGGCGCCGAGGGGCTGCTCCTACGTCTTGGCGGTCGGGCCGAGCGGACTTTCGCGATAGGCTTCGAGCTGAGGGATAAGCGGCCGCGCGACCTGCCAGGTGGCGCGACGGCGATCTACAACGCAGACGGCAACGTGTTGAAGCTCGTCCCCACTAAAACCGACTGGGATCATGACGGCAAGCACAGCCATCTGCGCGGCGTCGGTCGATACAAGGTCGAGGCCAGCGAGTGGATCTGGCTGGACTGTGAGGCGATCTACTTCGGCAAAGGGCCGTGGTTCCCGGTCCAGACCGCCGGCGGGCTTTCAAATTGCGTGTTTGCGTCCGTGACGCCGACGAAACCCGACCGGCCGACCCCGGACGATATCTAGAATGCAGATCCGCATCGTGCGGGAGGGCGCGCTCGCGCCCATTTCCGGCTATTGGGACACGATCTGGTCGACCGAGTTCGGCGAGGGCGACTGGGCGCTCGCCGACCCAGACGGCGCCGCCGGCAGCCGCGGCGGGCTGAAGGCCGATGCCGGCCTCGCCACCGCAATCATCCTCGCCTTGTTCACCGACAAGCGCGCGCCCGAGGGCGCCGCGCTCGACGACGGCGATCGCCGCGGCTGGTTCGGAGACCGCATCGATGTCCGCGCCGATCTCGGCGAAACCGATCTCGGCTCCTGGATCTGGCTCTATGAGCGCTCGGCCCTGACCGAGGAGCTGCCGCAGCTGATCCAGGATGCCGCCGTTGAGGCCCTCGAGCCGATCCGGCTGCAGGGTGCGGTCGCTCGCTTCGACGTCGTCGCTGAGATGTTCCGCGACGATGATCGGGTCGATCTCGGCGTCGATGCCTTCAGCCAGGACGGCACGAAGATCTTCAGCCAGCGCTTCGCCCTGCTCTGGGACCAGGTCCGCTAGGAGCCCCATGCCTTGGTCAATTCCGACGCCGAGCGAGATCTCGGCGAAGCTGCGCACCGCCTTCGATGGCGAGCTGCCGGGGGTACTCGCCCGGCTTTGGCCGAACAACGCCGCGATCTCGGCCAAGGCCATCGGCGGGGCGGTCGGCGGCGTCTATGACCACCAGGCCGTCATCGCGAAAGACATCTTCGTTCATAGCTGCCGCGAAGAGGTCCTCGAGGATCACGGCCAGGACCTGCAGCTTCCGATCCGGCAGGCGACCGCGGCCTCTGGCGAGGTGACGGCGATCGCCGCCAGCGCGCTGACCATCATCCGCGGCACCATCGTCAACCGTGGCGACGGCCGAGCCTATCAGGTCGCGACCGATGTCTTCGCGGCCGGTGCCGGACCGGTCAGCCTGCCCGTCGTTGCCCTCGAGGCCGGCGGTTCGGGTGTCACACTGCCGGGCGTTGCCATGTCGGTCCAGGGAGCTTCCGGGCTCACGGCTGTCGTCGTTGGCGATGCCGGCCTCGTCGGCGGCGCCGATCGCGAGGGCTACGCCAGCTATCGCCGGCGCCTACGCTTCTTCAAGGCGTTCCGGCCCGGTCATGCCCGCCCGTCCGATTATGTCATCTGGGCGAGCGAGGTCAGTGGCGTCAGCCGCGTCTTCGTCGAGCGCAAGCCTTATGGCCCCGGCACCGTCCGGGTCTTCCCGTTGTTCGACGGGATCTATGCCAACGGGATCGCTCCGCCGGGCGAGATCGCCCGCGTGAAATCCCATCTCGAGGTCGCCGGCGCGTCCGGCGTCGCCGACATCATCGTCGAAGCGCCGATTGCCCTGCCGGTCGACATCGCCGTGGCGAACCTGTCCCCGAACCAGCTGACGGTACGCAACGCGATCGAGCTCGAGCTGTCGGGGATCTTCGCGCGACGGGCACGGGTGGCCGGCATCGATCCCGGGCACCCGGCCATGCCGTTCCTCGCGACGGCGCAGACCTTCTCGCGGTCCTGGGTCGGCCAGGCCACCGCCAATGCCGCGGGCGAGGATCGGCACGTGCTCAGCCTCCCGTCGGCAGACGTCAATGTCCCGGCCGGCCGCCTGCCGGTCGTCGGCACGGTAGCCTTCAGCTGATGGCGATCCTCGGCACCGGTTGCAAGACCGAGGACGAAGTCCGCGAGGCGACGCTGGCGCATCTACCGGTCGGTCGCGCCTGGCAGAGTCGGACAGGCGGCCCCCATCCCGGCTCGGTGCTCTTCGGCTTTTGGGCAGGCGTCGCCACGGCGCTCTATGCGGCCTACCGGCGTGCCTGTGCACTCGAGCTCGAGCTGCTCTGCTCCACCGCCGTCGAGACGAAGCCGGACTGGCTGCGCGAGTATGGGCTGCCCGATGCCTGTGGCGTCGAGCAGGATCCATGCGCCCGGGCGCAACCGATCATCGAGGATCTGTGCGACCTCCTCGTCCGGATCGCTGCAGGAGCCGGGTTCGCGGTCTCTTGCGACCGCCTCGCCCGCTATTGCGGTGAGCGCTCCGGTCGTGCCCGCGCCGGTCGTGCCCGCGCCGGCGGCTCCGGCCGGCCACCCTCGACCCTCGTTCTGCGTGTCGACATCAGCAACCAGCCGCGCATCCGCCCGTCACTGAGCGGCCGCTACCGAGCCGGCCTGGTGCGCCGCTGCTCTTTCGACGTCGGCCGGCTTCGCTGTGTCGTCGAGCCGTTCATCCCGGCGCATGCCGACCTCGTCATCGTGATCTTCGGAGACTGATATCCATGGTGAAGCCGCTCGTGCCGCCGATGGTCGATATCCTCGGCCCCTATCCGGCCACCCCACAACACGCCTTGGCGCGGCCAGGAAAGACAGGCGACGCCGCCGGCGCCGGCTTCTCCTGGATGAAGGACTGCACGGACGACAACGCGGAGGACGGCACGCCGATCACCGCGGAATTCCTCAACAATCTGAAAGCCCAGCTGCTGACAGTCTTTCAGGAGAGCGGGATCAGTATCGATGATGCCGACGCCATGCTGGCATATGCCATTCAGTCGGGCGGCCTCAACTACGCGCTCGCCACCGGCACGGCCAATGCGTGGGTCGTCAATCCGGCCCTTGCTCTACCGGCTTATGCGGCCGGCCGAGTTCTCTGGATCAGGGCGCCGGCGACGAACACGAACACGGCCGTCAACATGGACGTGAGCGGGCTCGGCAACAGGCGGGTCAAGAAGGCCGACGGCTCCGATCCGGCGATCACAGATATCGTCTCCGGGCGCTGGTATCCCACCTTCGACGACGGAACCAGCATCTGCATCGTCACGCCCCTGCCGAGCGATGCCCGCGCTGCGGTTTTGTCGACCGGCGAATGTCAGTTGCAGCTCTCCGGCGCGAACCTGCAGCTGTCGCGCAAGAACGGCTCGCAGATCGTCGTCAACGGCGCTCCCGTTGTCATCCCGGTCGCCGGCCCGACCCTCGCGGCCACCGGGGCTGCGGCCAACACGACCTATTCGATCTATGCCTATGTCGACGGCGCCGGAGCCCTTCAGCTGGAGCGTTCGACGACGGCCAGGGCGACAGGAGCCGACGGTACCGAGATCAAAACAGGCGACGCCACCAGGGCGTTCGTCGGTCTTGCTCGCGCCAACGGCAGCGCCGTCTGGGAGGACAGTCCGAGCAAGCGCTTCGTGCGAAGCTATTTCAACCGCAAGCCGGTCCCGCTCTGGAACCGGTTCACTGCTGATCGCTCGACCTCCGCACTGGAGGTGGGGAAGGTCGAGATCAATAGCGAGATCCGTTGCGAGTTCGTCTGCTTCAGCGATGACAGCATCGCGGTGACCTCGGCGGGATACTTCTTCAATTCGGCGGCGAACTTCACCTACTGCTCGGTCGCCTTCGATGGGACCACGACAGACACCGGCACCATCAGCGCCTGCTTCGGGACTGCCGGATCTGTCCTGAACGCGGCGCGCAACGCCGGCCCCGGCCTCAATCCGCTCGCGGACGGATACCACTATGCGACTCTGGTCGGGTACGTGAGCGGCGGCACTGGAACATGGGGCGGCGGGGCGTCCAACACGCCAACCTGCGCCATCCACGCAATGATCCATTGAGGCACGAAATGACGGGAACCTGGTCAACCTCGCTGCGCGGGGCCGCGTCCCTGCGCCTTGCCGCCACCGTCACGCTCGGCGCCGATCGCGGGCGCCCGCTCGGCACTGTGCTGCAACTACGCCGCGCGGGCGGTGAAGCAGTCGTCGGGCTCGGCGTCCCGCAGGTGATGAACCACTTCACCCGGGCGAACCCGCGCATGCTCTCCGGCTTCGCCCGGTCCGGCGCGCCACTGGCTCACACCGCAACCGTGCTCGGCTCGGCGACGAAGGTGCGTTATCGCACTGCGGTCTTCGACGGCGACTTGGTCGACCTGTCGAACCTCGAGCGCTTCAGCCCCACATTAGGCGAGTGGCTGGCCTTGCCGGCCGAGTGGGCAGGCATCCTCTTTCGGCCCGGCGAGCACCTCTATTCGATCCAGCGCATCGGCTCGGCCGTCTTTGCTGTCACGACCCAGCGGGTCATCTGCGACGGCGCCACGATTTACGAGATGAACACGCAGCCCTGGGCCGCCTGCGCCTTCTGGCATGACGGCTGGCTGCATGTCTGCTGCCCGGGTTACGGCGAAATCAGGTCCTTCGCCTGGGCCCCGGGCTCCGGGCCAGTTGGCGCGCCGGCGCTGACCTACGTGCTCGGGCCGCATTACGGGCGCGCCTTCGGTGTGCTCGGCGGCAAGGTGCTGATGGCGACGCATGCCGGCGGCCTGCATCGCTTCGACGGCCTGTCCTGGTCGACCGTGCAATGGTCCTTTCCCGGCGAGTTCTATGCGCTCGCCCAGGTCGGCGAGACGCTGCGCCTCGGCGATTACGGCACTGGTGACCAGTGGCTTTATGATCCCGGCGGCGCTCCAGTCCTGCAGAAGCTGCCGGAAAACCCACCGGCCGAGCCCGGCGCTCAGAAGAGCTTCGGTCGCGAGATCCAGAGCTTCGCCCTTCATGGCGGCGCGCTCTATCACGGCGTCTATCCCTGGGGCGCCGTGCACTGGCGCGACCTCCTTAACTGGGCCTGGGGCCATCAGCGGCTGTTCTCGGGACCGCCGATCGATCCGGCGCTCGGCGCCTTCACGGCCGATCTGACGGCGCAGGGCGTCGACCCTGGCGTCTTTCCGGGCATCTCGCGCTGGTGCCAGCGCATCACGGCGCTGACGGCGTGGCGCGGCGGCATCGTCGCCTCCTGCACCAACATGCCGGGCGATCTCATCCTGCCAACGTCGGCTCAGACTGCGATGCTCGGCGGCCTGCATGGCGAGTATGGGCGAACCATGCTGCTCGAGGGGCCTTGCGCCGCGGCCGGAGAAATCGCCTGGGCGGACGCGCCGACGGAGCTCGCCATCGAGATCGAGGCGGGGCGTCTAACGCTTCGCCAGGACGGCGCGCCGATTGCCGAGGTACCGGGCCTTGCGCCTGCAGATCTCGCCGCCGGCGACCTCACGCTCGAGGTCGGGCGCGGCCAGTTCGGAAGCTTCGGTGGTCAGGCGATCCGCGGCGTTTCGATCAGTGCGGGATGATGCCGGTCATCGCTTGACCGCAGCAACGCCGATCATCAGGCCCAGTCCCGCGACAGGCGCCAGAACGATCAAAACCACGAAAAGCAGGTCCATTCACCGTCCCCCTGACTGGTGCCGGGGAGTTAGGAACTCGTCCGAAGAAGAGCGCCGTCGCCTTTAGGGGTCGCCCCCATTGGACATGACCGCGCCTTTCGGCACGGGACGACGGCCTCCCCGACATAGAGACGGGAAGTGCAGTTCACGGTCGCACTAAGACCGCTTCGGACGGGGTTCCTACGCCCCAGGCCACCTACGGCGGCCCGCCCGCACGCTACGCGCGAACCGCGCGATCTTCAAGACGATGGAGAAACGCCATGAACCTCCGCGAGGTGCAAGCCGCGCTGCTTTCGCTCGGCATCAGCGTCGGCCCGGCTGGCGCAGACGGCAGGCCCGGCCCGGGCACCAAGGCCGGCGTCGAAGCTTTCCAGCAGCGCTATGGCCTCTTCGTCGACGGCCGGGCCAGCCACCAGACGATCGCCGCGCTGAAGCAGGCGATCGCTGCGCCGAAGCCCGGCCGGCCGGAGCCCGACAAGAGCGCGATGGCGCAGCCGGCGCCGGCCTCGCACCGGCTCGGCAGCATCGTTGCCGCACCGCCGCTGAATGTCGCGAGCTTGCAACTGCTGTCGACGGCGCGGCCGATCGACGAGATCATCTGGCACTGCGCCGCGACGCGCGAGGGGCAGGACTTCACCGTCGCGGACATCCGCGCCTGGCACAAGCAGCGCGGCTTCTCCGACGTCGGCTACCACTACATCATCTACCGCGATGGCCGGATCATGCTCGGCCGGCCGATCGGTCAGCAGGGCGCGCACTGCGCCGATGGCGGAATGAACCGCGGCACGATCGGATGCTGCTACATCGGCGGCGTCGCGGCCGATGGAAAGACGCCGAAGGACACCCGCACGCAGGCGCAGCGCGCCTCGATGCTCTGGCTGACGCAGCAGCTGATCGCCCAGCATCGCGGCATCAAGCGCGTGACCGGGCATAATCTCTATGCGGCGAAGGCTTGTCCCTCGTTCGACGTCCGCAAGGACGAGCTCGGAAGGCTGGTCTGATGGGCGCGCGCGGTGTTCTCAGAACCATGGCCGGCGGCCTCGTCGGCTTCATGTGCCCCGGGTGCAAGGGAATGCACCAAGTTCGCGTCGACGGCCAGGGGCGACCGGCGTGGGGCTTCAATAGCGACTATGATCGGCCAACCTTCACGCCGTCGGTCCTCGTCCGCACCGGACACTATGTGCCCGGGCATGAGAATGGGCCGTGTTGGTGCACCTGGGCCAAGGAAAACCCGGACGAAGCCGATGACGGCTTCAAATGCTCCGTCTGCCACTCCTTCGTCCGCGACGGGCAGATTCAGTTCCTCGGCGACTGCACCCATGCGCTTGCCGGCCAGACCGTCCCGCTGAAGCCCTTCGACGAAGACTGATCCCAGCCGTTCATAAGCGGGTCGGCGCAGAGGCGTGCCTGCGAGCGGCCAAGTGCCCGACTGATGCGTGCCTTGTACTCGGACCAGGAGCTGATCGGCGTGTGACACGCTGCGCATCGAACCAGCCCCGTTTCCGCGATTGGATCCGGCAGCGAGACCGCCGGGGAACTGCAAACCTCACATCCAAAAACGAGATCGCGGTCCATGGTCTCCTCCATCGCCACGCAAATACGCGGCGGAGAGAAAACGGTTCCCGCAATTGACCCGCCGGCGGCCGGCCGCTGCCACCATCATCTTGGAGACATCATGAAGCTGTTCGCCTGTCTGGGCGCGCTGGCGCTCGCCTGCGTCGTCATCGTCATGCTCGCCGTCTCTGCCGAGGCTCAGACCGTCGCGGCGGATGAGACGCTGTTCGGTCTCTTCCGGCCGCTGCTTACCGAGGTCGCGATCGTGCTCGTTCTCGGCCTCGCCGGCTGGCTCGGAAGGTTCGTCGTCGCGCGGTTCAAGCTGGACATCGAGGCACGGCACCGAGACGCATTTCAGGCCGCGGTAACTAACGCGGCCGGCATCTATCTGAGGACCGGCGATATGCGCCGGGCGGTCGCCTATCTCGCCAGCGCTGCGGCTGACGCAGTGAAGGCCTTCCGTCTCAGCGAGGGCGCCTTGCCCGAGAAGATCGAGGCAAAGGCCGGCGTACTGACGGCCGCCGCGACCAAGTCCTTGTCCTTTTAGGGCGGCGGCGATGACCATCACCTCTGAACTCGTTCTCTTCTTCATCACGGTGATGGGCTCGCTTGTCGCCGTCTGGGCGCGGATCGAATCGATCGTTCGGGCCGCTCGGGCTGATGCGCTGTCCGCGGCGACGGCCGCCGCCGCGAAAGCCGACACGGTCGGTACCGCCCTGGCCGAGCACAAGCTTAACGTCGCCGAGAACTACGTCAGCAAGGTCGGGCTGCGAGAGCAAGTCGGCCAGGTGATGGACCTGCTACGCGACGTGCAGAGCGACGTGGCCCATATCAACGAGCGGATCGACCGCGTGATTGAGGGCCGCAGTCGAAGCGGTCAGCCTGCCAAACCGCCCTGATGAGCGCCGTATTCGCCCGGCGATAGCCTGGCCCTCGCGGTGCATCTTCCCGGCCTCGCTCACGCGGGGCCGGCTCCTTTCTCATTCAGCCTTGCAACTACGACTTGCCGCGCTACAACTGCGCTCGGAATACGCCTGCAGGGGGAAGCAATGCCATTCAGCTCGCTGAAGGACCCCGTCGACCTGGCGCGAGCCGCTGCAGCCTTCGAGGCCGCGTGGCACGAGATCAAATCGAACGTGCCCGATATCGGTGAAGGGGAACGCGTTCGGTTGGCGGCGATCGTGGTGGAACTTGTACCGATCGCGATAGACGAAGACGATCTGGCTCGGCGCGCTGTCGAGAGGTTCCGGTCCTGAAAACTACGCCGAGCTCCAGCCCAACGCTCGGCTTTTAGCCGCCGTCATCCTTTCCGGGTGGCGGCGGCCTTTTTTGGTTTAGTTAGCGCAGTAGAGAAGATCGGCCAGCAGCAGCACGAGCTGAAGCATCTCGATCACGGTCTTGATCGTAAGCATTGGTACCTCCTTTCTATTAGGAAGGTACCGGCTGATGGTTGTTGCGCTTTCCCGCGGCCGCCCGCTTCACGTCATCCCGTGCTTCTTGCCTGTCTGCGCCGCCAGCCTCTCATAGTGCTCTGCGATGCTAGGACGAGATACTAGTCGCTTTGATCCGCATTTCGAGCACCGATAGCGCAGGCAGATGTCCGGTATGGCGAGATCGTCGGGCAAGCCTTCCGTGCTGATCTCGGCATGGTGGTGGCATTTGCTGCACCAGATCTCGGCTCGGTCGAACCCGGCGGTGCGCTGGCTCCCCACTGTTGCCGGCGGCACCTCAGTTCACCGAGGCAGGCTCGAGGAAACACCTATCGCGCAGCGCCTCCTCGACTTCGTCGACGAGCCGTGCCGGCGGCAGCGGCTTCAGCGGCTGATCATCGCCGACGCTGCCTCGGCACGGAATCACCATGTAGCGGCCATCGTCGACGAAATCCGCGTCGACGACCGTCAACTGGAACTCGGCAATCGGGAACAGCCGAGCGAGCGCGGCAAGAGTTTCTTCCTCCACCGCCCGTGCCGCGTCGCGAGACGAGAGCCCGACGACGACGAT